GAAGGTGATACTCCTTCTTCACCATTAAAGACATCAGAACTTTATTGTATCGATTGTTGGGGTATTAATTACAAACAGGGAGATACAACTAACCAACACGCACATTGGCCAGCAACATATTCATTTACGTATTATGTAGATGCTTGTCCAAATTGTGCACCATTAGTTTTCCCTGGGGCTCAAAAAGCTATTAAACCAAATACAGGTTTAGTAATAATTTTTCCAGGTGGGGTATCACATATGGTACCAAAACAAGAATGTGAGCATAATAGAGTTTGTATATCTGGAAATCTTTGCCAAAAAGTTGAACAAGCTAATTCAAAAATAGTACTTGACAATGAGGCTATGAGGTAGTATAATAAACAATTAAATGGAGGAATCACATGAGTGATCGAGTATACGGTCCAGATGAAAAGGACAAATTAACAAGACTAGTGAACGAAGGTAGTAACGTTCTTCAAGAAGTTGAAGATCTTCAAGCTGGACTTAAAGATACTGTGAAAGCAGTAGCTGAAGAATTGGATATGAAACCTGCTTTGATTAATAAAGCAATTAAAGTTGCCCATAAAAGAGATTGGACAGCCCACGCAGAAGCATTTGATGACTTGGAGACATTAGTTGTTACCCTCGGCAAAGATAAGTGATAATTTTAAGTAAAGTAACAAATTTCCTAAAAGAAAGTCACCGGTTAAGTCCTACGGCATTTTATTGTGAAATGGTTGAAGCAACTTTTTTGATTTCAGCTAGTGCAATATTAACCTATACTGTACTTGATCCTGCAACCAAACTTTTTATTCCGATGTATTTTGTTGGATCTATGTTGGGTGTAGTTAGTGCAGTTATTCGAAAGGCGGCATTTGTAATACTCTTATGTTCGTGGTTTTCAATAATGAACGGTATTGCGATTTGGCGATTATTTTTATGATATATGTGGTAGACATAGACGGAACAATATGTTATACTGACGGTAGTAATTATAAAGAAAGCAAACCAATTAAGGCAAGAATAGAAATTTTAAATAAACTCTTTGATGAAGGTAACGAGGTACATTATTGGACAGCCAGAGGTGCAAGGTCCGGTAAAGATTATATAGAGTTTACTAAGGCACAATTAGAAGGCTGGGGAGTTAAAGCAACATCAATTAAAGTAGGCAAACCCCATTATGATGTATGGATAGATGACAAGGCTATAAATGATAGAGAATACTTTTGGTACGGCCCTAAAGGCCTCCGCAAATAAAGGAATGAACATTAACTATTTCTGCCCGATTCCTGACAAGCGGGTTTTTAAAACTCACCAGAAACTTTTAAACTGGTTAGGGCAGTATAATGATACCAGATTAATAATTTGGAATCCTGAAGAACATTCACCCTTCTGTGATAACTATTGGGCTCGCGATGANCAACTAAGACACGATGCTCAAACTATTCTTGAACAAAATAATATTCATTTAGAATTTATGCTTGGCAGGCTATCAAATAAAATAGCTTATCTTAATGATATGCCAAATGTATCTATAAAAACCTGGCCTACGTATTGGATACATCATACTTGGTATAGAACACACAAAGACACTATCAAGAAAGTTAGAAATATTAATAAACTTTATATATCACTTAACAATCGTGCCCACTATCATAGATGTGCGATGATGGATGAATTAGCTAAAAGAGATTTATTACGATACGGACATATATCTTGGCACAAAAAAGAAATGTTACAGCCTTATAAGTTCCAAGCATTTAAAAATCAAAAAATGGTTTTAGATGATTATGATATGGATTTAACACGAGGTGCTTGTCAAGAAATGTTGCCAGAGCATTATTTTAAAACAGTTTTTAATCTTATATTAGAGTCAACTCATACAAGTCCGTTCCTAACTGAAAAAACTTATTCAGCTGTATTGGCTAAGAAGCCGTTTATAATTTTAGGCGAACAAGGAATTCATACAAGATTAGAAAACCTTGGGTTTAAATTATATAACGAATTATTTGATTATAGTTTTGATAGAGATATGAATTTAAAAGGACGTATTACATCAATATGTGATCAAATTAAATCTCTAGCCCATGAAGATTATAAAACTCTTTATCAGTCAGCAAAAGCAACTGTTAATTATAATTATAATAGACTACAAGAAATTGTTAATGATCAAAAATCAATTCCAGAAGAATTTTGGCGATACAATAAAGACAAAATAATATATGCAGATGTTTTTCCAGAAATTTACAATAAGTTCGGAGTACCACAATGAGTTACGTAGATGCTTTATTTGATAGAACAGCAGATATAATTCGTGTTGTTGAACGTAAAGAAGGCAAACGCCATTTTACAGAATATCCTATAAAATATACATTTTATTATAAAGACCCTCGCGGTAAACATAAAAGCATTTATGGTGATCCTTTAAATAGAATAGTATCTAAGTCAACTAAAGACTTCCGTAAAGAACTCGCTATCAATAATACAAAGCAATTATTTGAAAGTGATGTTAATCCTATCTTTCAATGTTTAAGCGAACATTATCTTAATCATGATGCTCCGAAACTTAACGTAGCATTTTGGGATATTGAAACAGACTTTGATCCTGAACGTGGTTTTGCTGATCCATCAGATCCATTTATGCCAATAACTGCAATTAGTGTACATTTACAATGGCTGGATACACTTGTTACTTTAGCAGTTCCGCCGAAAACAATTACAATGGAAGAAGCAAAAGAGCAAACTAAAGACTTTCCGAATACACATTTATTTGAAAAAGAAGAAGAGATGTTAAAAACATTTCTTGATTTAATTGAAGATGCTGACATTTTAAGTGGTTGGAACTCAGAAGGTTATGATATTCCTTATACAATTAATAGAGTATCTAAAATATTAAGCAAAGACGATACAAGACGATTTTGTCTTTGGAAACAACTTCCAAAGAAACGTGAATATGAAAAGTATGGTCGTAAACTTGAAACATACGATTTAGTAGGTCGTGTACATTTAGATAGTTTAGAGTTGTATAGAAAATATACATATTCAGAAACACATTCTTATAGATTAGATGCAATTGGTGAAGCTGAGATAGGTGAAAAGAAAACTGTTTATGAAGGTACATTAGATGAACTTTATAAAAACGATTTTAAAACCTTTATTGAATATAATAGACAAGACGTTGCATTATTAGATAAACTAGATAAGAAATTAAAGTTTATTGATCTTAGTAATGAACTAGCACACGCAAATACTGTATTACTGCAAACTACAATGGGTGCAGTAGCAGTTACAGAACAAGCAATTATTAATGAAGCACACGGTAGAGGATTACAAGTACCTAATAGAGTTAAACACGATCGTGAAACTGCAACTGCGGCAGGAGCCTATGTTGCATTTCCTAAAAAAGGATTACACAAGTGGATTGGGTCAATGGACTTAAATTCTCTGTATCCATCTGTTATTAGAGCATTGAATATGGACCCAGCAACTATTGTAGGACAACTAAGACCAGTTGACACAGATGCAATGGTTAATGAAGCAATGACTTTACAGAAAAAATCTTTTGCAGGTGCTTGGGAAGGTCATTTTGGAACACTTGAATATGAAGCTGTAATGGAAAAACGTAAAGATTTTGACATTACAATTGATTGGGAAGGTGGAGATCCAGAAATAATGAGTGCGGCAGAAGTTTATAAAATAATATTTGATAGTCGTAAGCCTTGGATGTTAACAGCTAATGGAACAATTTTAACAACTGAGTTTGATGGTGTTATTCCAGGATTATTAAAACGTTGGTATGCAGAACGTAAAGAACTGCAAGAAATGAAACAAAAAGCAATTGATGCCAGCAATAAAATTGAAATCGAATATTGGGATAAACGACAACTTGTTAAAAAAATTAATTTAAACAGTTTATATGGAGCACTTTTAAATCCTGGTTGCAGATTCTTTGATAAACGTCTTGGACAATCAACTACATTAACAGGTAGACAAATTGCAAAACATATGGCGGCAGAATCTAATAAAGTTATTACAGGCACATATGATCATGTTGGTGACTCTGTAATTTATGGTGATACAGACTCTGTATACTTTTCAGCATTTCCAATTTTGAAAAAAGAAATAGAATCTGGAGCAATACCTTGGACTAAAGAAAGTGTTATTAAATTATATGACCAAGTAGCAGAAGAAGTTAATAAAACATTTATTGACTTTATGGGTAAAGCATTTCATTGTCCGAAATCTCGTGCAGATGTAATTCAAGCAGGTAGAGAAATGGTTGCAGAAAACGGATTGTATATTACAAAGAAACGTTATGCGACATTAATATATGATGACGAAGGTACACGCAAAGATATTGATGGCCCAGGTAAAGTAAAAGCTATGGGTCTTGATTTAAAACGTTCTGATACACCAGAGTTTATGCAAAACTTTTTAAGTGAGTTATTGCTTATGGTATTAACTGACAAACCAGAAGCTGAAGTATTAGAACGTATTACAGCATTTAGAAAAGACTTTAAGTTACGTCCTGGATATGAAAAAGGATCTCCTAAACGTGCTAATAAAGTTACAGANTATAGAAAAAAAGAAGAAAAAGCAGGTAAGGCAAATATGCCCGGACACGTTCGAGCAAGTATTAACTGGAATACATTAAAACGTATGAATGGCGACAAGTATAGTCAAACAATTGTAGATGGTATGAAAGTTATTGTTTGTAAACTAAAACAAAATCCATTAGGGTATACAAGTGTTGCATATCCAACAGATGAATTACGTTTACCTGATTGGTTTAAAGAACTTCCATTTGATAACGAAGCTATGGAAGAAACTATTATTGATAATAAACTAGGCAACTTAATTGGCGTATTAAACTGGGATATAGCAAGTACACTCCAACATAATACATTTCAATCACTATTTGATTTTGGAGGAGGAGAAGAATAATGCACGGAATGATAGACTTAGAAACATTAGGAGTTAAACCTAATTCCGCTATACTAACACTCGGAGCAATTAAGTTTGATCCATATACAGACGTTGATCCACATGATGGATTATACCTACGTATTAATGTAGACGACCAAACGGAACTAGGTCGTACAATCGATCAAGATACATTAAACTGGTGGGGCAAACAAAAAGCAAGTATTAGAGATGAAGCTCTAGGTGATGAAGACAGAGTTGGCCTGAATGAATTAACCAAACGCCTAAATAAATGGTGTGTTGGTTTAGATTACTTATGGTGTCAAGGTCCTTTATTTGATTTTGGTATGTTAGAACACTTATATGAACAACTGGGTAAACCAGTACCTTGGAACTTCTGGCAAATACGTGATAGCCGTACATTGTTTAGTATGATGCCTAAAGACCCTCGTAAAGCTATACAGAGCGACGCACACAACGCCTTAGCAGACTCTTACTATCAAGCTAAATGCGTACAGCAAACGTATAAACACTTCGGAATAACACGATGAGAGTAATACAAACACTATTTTCTAGTCCTACTACACATGAGTCAGGACTAGGTGAAGATAACAAAGTTTTTGGTCATATAGATACTATTGAACGAGTTAAGAAAGATATTGATTTAGGAGTTAAAGAATTTTTACTATTTTATATTCCAGATTATAAATTAAAGGAAGAAGATAACTTTGTTTTAGTATCACAGACCGCACGAGCTCTTGCTAAACTTGATATTAAACTAAATGTAGATATATGCTTATGTGCATATACATATGATGGACATTGTTGCGTTACAGGTGATCAAGATAAAACAGACGAACTATTATTAGAACAAGCAGTAGAAATATACAATGCTTCTGGGGCCACAATTGCTCCTAGTGATTGTCAACCAAATACTGTTAAAAATATTAAAAATAAAAACCCAGATATTCCTGTAATGAGTTATAGTACAAAATTTAGATCTAGTTTTTATAGTGGTTGGCGTAATGTAATGGGAATAAAAAAAGGTATAGTAAGACCTTATCAATTAGATGTTTCTGATAGAACTGGTGCTATAATACGTTCAACAAAATATGCAGATGATGGTGCAAATGAATTAATGGTTAAACCAGGTATGACTAGTATAGATTTAATAGAACCTATAAAACAAATCACAGGAAAAGCCTGTGGTGCATTCCAAACCTCAGGTGAATACTTAGGTATAGATACACCTGAACAATTAGTAGAAACGTACCATGTGTTTAAAAGAGCTGGTGCGGATTATATGATATCTTATGGAGCGAGAAAATTAAATGACTACCTTAATTGAAGGTAAAACAAAATTAATTCAAAAGGGTGATGAACCCTTTACAGTTAATATGATAGCAAAAGATTTTTTGACAGGCGGTGATGCCGCTCAAAAAGAAGAACTTACTGATATAGGAATACAAAAAACAAAACAAGCATCAAATGTATTTAAAATGCTTGAAGAAAATGATGTGCCTACATCTTTTATTAAACAAACAGACCCAAGTACAATGCTACACAACGAATGCGATATGTTGCCACTTGAGTTTGTTGTTAGACGTTATGCTTATGGCAGTTACTTAAAACGCAACCCAGGATTTGCAACGAGACCAGGTGGCCCTTGGAACTTTGCAGAACCTGTATGGGAAATATTTCATAAACATTCTGTTGTAATGCCACCTAATGTACATGAACCTATGCAGATGGATGAAAATGAAGCTAGAGAAAAATATTTAGTAGAAGGTAAATGGGCCGACGGTGTATATACAGATCCATATATTAAAATTGGAAACGGATGGGAATTGTATTCTGCAAAAGATCCTATTCAGGGTCAACCTCTAATGAATACTGGAATTTTACTTAACGANCGAGAATTAGATAGTGCAATTTTTAAAATTGTTCTTCCTGCCTTTGAAGCTATAGAAAGAAGTTGGAGAAATATTTCTGATATACATCTTGTAGATATAAAATTTGAATTAGGATGGAGAACTAAAGACAATCTTTTAGTACTATCTGATGTTGTTGACAATGATAGCTGGCGTATTTGGCCAGATGGTGATCCTAACAAACAATTAGACAAACAATCTTTTAGAGATGGCGAAGATTTATCTAATGTTGCAAACAAATATGAATTAGTAACAGAACTAACAAATAGGTTTATAGAATGAGAGTTGGTATAACATTTAGTACATTTGATTTACTACACGCAGGACATATTGCTATGTTGCGTGAAGCAAAAGAACAATGTGATTATCTTATTGCTGGAATACAAGTTGATCCAACAATTGATAGACCAGAAAAAAATAAACCTGTTCAAACTATAGTTGAACGATACACGCAATTAAAAGGTGTACGTTATGTTGATGAAATTATTCCTTATGTTAAAGAAAGGGATATAGATGATATCCTTAATTTAAGGAATGGTATTCATGTACGTATACTAGGTGTTGAATATGAAGGTAAAAACTTTAGTGGTAAAGAAGTAGGCGAACGTTTAGGCATAGAACATTATTATAATAAACGTAATCATAGATTTTCTAGTACAGATTTAAGACAAAGAGTTCTTACTAACAATGTTCTTAATAAAAGTATAACTATTGCATTTGATGGTGCAATTGTAATAGATTGTTGGGGTGGCGACTGGACCAATAAGCATAGTCCAAACTCTGTAAATCTTTATAATCGTTTACAACAATTTTTTACAAAACGTCCACCAACGCATATTGTTTTTGCAACATATGACGGACACGGTGAAGATAGACCGTTACATCCTATACTATACAGTATAAACACAGTTGAACACACACACCATATAACAACGTTAGAAGAATTTAATGATAAAGGATTAAATTATGGTAAGTGGCTTATTACTGGATTAGATTGGGGCGAATGTATACATAAACGTAGACTTGGTGTAATAAAGCTATTAAAACATACACAAATAGAACTTTATATTAAAACAAGTTTACTTAATAAAAAAAATTGTCAAGACGTATCAGATCTAGATGTAGTAAATGACTTTAAAGCTGAATGGGAAAGAGCCGGCGACTATTGGAAAGCTAAAGGTCATATTGAAAACTCATTTGACATTTCGAAATTAGATGAAGAATATGGTGCGTGATCGTCATTCAAAAAAAATATTAATAACTGGTAGCCAAGGAATGGTTGGCTCAGAATTAAGAATAAGATTGTTATATGATCATGAAATTCATACGCTTGATATTTTAGATGGTCAAGATCTTAGAGATTGTGATTTAGATTATGATGTAGATGTAATATTTCATTTAGCAGGAAAGAGCGGTGTCAGAAGAAGTCTTACACACCCAAAAGAATATTGGGAACATAATGTACTAGCATCAAAGAGATTATTTAAAGCATTTCCAAAAGCAAGAATTATATATGCAAGTTCAAGTACTGCAAAAGAACCTTGGAGAAATCCATATGCGTTATCAAAACATACAATTGAACGTGTTGCGCCACGAAGAGCTTTAGGCCTGCGATTTACGACTATATACAATGGAGACCAAGAACCTAGGCCAGATATGTTTATACCAAAACTTCTAAGACGAGAAATTGATTTTATAAACAACAACCATAAACGAGATTTTATCCACGTTAGCGATATTTGTGACGCACTAATTCATTTAATGGACAAACGATTAACAGGTGTAATCGATTTGGGCACAGGAAAATCACACAAACTAAAAGATATTACAGACCATTTGGGTTTATATCCTAAATTAAAAATCGGAGATAAACACGAACGAACTGATAATCAAGCAGACATTTCAATATTAAAAAAGTCTGGCTGGAAACCTACGCTCGATATATTTGAGTATTTTAATGAGCGAGGACTACAAAAAAATGCTTGACTTTATAATAAAAGACACGTATAATAAACACTTAATGGAGAAAATCGTATGAAAGACATCTTACAAGATATCGTTGCCCATACACATTCGCTAGGCTTTTTAAATCTAGTTAAGGTTACAGGTGACGATCAAAGTACTACTATTGAGAGTATGGCTGAGGATCGTTCTGTAATTCTTACAGCAACAGCAAAAAATCCTGTTTCAGAATTTAAAGAAACATTTGGTATGCCAAACTTAGATAAGTTAGCTTTGCATTTAAAAAATCCTGAATATCAGAAAAATGCAAAACTATCTGTAGAAAAAGCAGATAGAAACGGAGTAACTATTCCAACACATATTCACTTTGAAAATGAAGCAGGAGATTTCCAAAATGATTATCGTTTTATGAATAGCGAAATTATTAATGAAAAATTAAAGTCTGTTAAATTTAAAGGTGCAACTTGGGAAGTTGAATTTGAACCAACAATGGCATCAATTAACAGAATGAAATTACAAAGTGCCGCACACGCCGAAGAAACTGTTTTTACAGTTAAAACAGAAAACAATACATTAGTATTTTACTTTGGTGATCATTCAACACACGCAGGATCATTTGTATTTCAACATACAGGAATTGAAACCGAATTAAAACATTCGTGGAGTTGGCCTGTAGCACAAGTCCAAGCTATATTAAGTCTTGATGGAAAACTAACTATGAAGATTTCAGATCAAGGGGCTATGCAAATCAGTGTAGATTCAGGACTAACTGATTACAATTATATTTTACCTGCACAGAGCAAATAATGTTAGCAAGTTTTGTTTATGTAGGGCGTGAGGCTTTAGAAATGATGTTTTTAACTGTCATGGTTTCTACAGCTATAGGTTTAAATTGGAAAGTATATGTACCAGCTTTTATAGGATTACTAACAGGATTAGCATCTGGAATCTTTTTAGGTGAAGCATTAGAGGCATACGAAGTAGGTATGTATGCATTA